TCGGAGACTTGCCCCAATAGCCGTCAGATGTGATTACAACGTAGCGGACGAGATCTTGATTTACTTTACTCATAGTATTTTATTTTTGTGTTAGTTGGTTTGAGGCAGTATGCCTTCACCCAAAAGGCCCGCACCTGTGAGGGTGCGAGCTGTGGGATTATAGGTCTTTGGATAATTCGTGCAGGAGGAGCTTTGCCTTCAGTATCTCCCGACCATCTTCGCTTTCGTGCGTCTCAAGATATGACTGCAACAGCGTTTCAATGGCGTATTCGATAAGCTCCGACTTCACTCGCTTGCTATCCTCGTCATCGCCCTTTGAGTTGATGTTGATAATAGTTTCGGGAAGACTGTTCATGGCGGTTTTTACTTCGTTTAGTATCATAATATTTATTGGTTGTGTTAGTTGGCTCTCCCCAATTTACAGCGGCTTGAGACGCTCGCAGAGTGCGGCTGGGTTACCAACTATGTCCCACTTGCTACGTCATCGATCATCCGAGGTATCACCGTATCGAAGGCCGAGTCGACTGCATTTATCCGCAAGTCCCAGTGTTATCTGTCGGGCCTTCTGAGTGCAAATGCACAAGCGGTAGAGATGCTGACGGTCGACATCCGAGGTCGGAGTCGGTAGCGTTTGGACTGTCAATGAACGGGTACTGGGCCACATACTAGCACACTTCAAAAACTAGGTCAAGCTTTTTTTTCAATATAGATGTAAGATAGTTGTAACTCACTGATAACTAATAAAATAAAAATACAATTAATTTCCGTGACAGCATAGAATCCACCCATCAAAGCACCCTTAAACAGATAACTCATACGGTCCATATATTGGCTAGGATTAGCACGGATACATCTCGCTAATCAGAAATAAAAAGCTCCTTCACACTAAGCTGGACTGAGCTGTGCCAAGCTAGAATAAGAAAGCGCGTGTTAGGGGGGAGGAGGGGGTCAGCCAACGCGTGCGCCGCTGTTAGTGGTATATCATCAGACACCCCTTTAAAAAATACCTAGCTCATAGACCTTAGTCCCGGGACTCCCCGTACTACTCAGTATGGTTACTTCTCTGATGGGGTTCCCTTCTTCCAGTGGAGATTCCGGATTCTATGTTCCACGAAATCTCATGTCAAGCAAAAAGTCAGTTATTTTTATTGACATTTACCTAAGTACTTCCTATCAAAGGGATAATGAATACAAATAATTCTACCCCAGATGAGATGCGCCTGGACCTTATGAACAGTATTTCGGAAAGCATCCAGGCCGTTGGGCAGGAGAAGGAGGCCCTAAAGGTCAATAGTCTAAGTAGGTGTAACCCGGGTAAGGTGGCCGAGATACTTTATCACTACGCTATGGGTGAAACCCAGACTAAGATGGTAAAGAAGTACAAGTTCAACAGGGACACAGTCATCTCAGTCCTAACGGATTATGCGGACCACCTAGGGAAGTTCCGAGAGGTAACTGGCAGGCTAGCTGCCAGGAACTACCTGAACCTAACCTCATTGGAAGAGGACCTCATAGAGAAGGTAAGGGGTAGGCTTGAGGAAGATCCGGAGTTCGAAGTTACTTTCCGTGACCTAAAGGAGCTATCCATAGCTAAGGCTAACGCAGGTAGGGAGGCCTTGACGGCTAGAGGTGAGGCTACACAGATCACGGAAGATAGGAAAGTGTACAGCCAGGAGGACTACGAGGCTACCATCCAAGCAGCCCGTGACAGAATAAAGAAGATAAAAGAGCAAAGCGTTGATGCTGAACTACTTGAGGAGTAATTGTTCTACATGGAACTTTCATTTACAAAACACCCTATACTGGAAGCTCCATCGGACGAGGACATCGTAGCCCTTGGCGAGATGGACCCCCAGTTATTGGTTACCCTACACGAGGCCCACGAGGGTAGGATACAGTCAGCGGAGGAGGATCCACTTCGTCACGGATTTGAGTTACCGGGATGGAGCAGAATGCGAGACGCCCTACAGGACTACGATGAAGTAATTACCTTCGGCGGCAACAGAAGTGGCAAGACAACTGGATGCGCCAAGATGGTTATGGAGGCCGTGACCGAGAACATGGACGGACACGTAGTATGCTTCAGTCAGAATGCGGACACATCCATTAAAGTACAGCAAGCTGCAATATGGGAGATGATGCCTAGGGAGTTCCGTAGGAAGACCAAGAGTATTGATGGGTACATTAACTTCAGTATGCAAAATGGATTCACAGGTAGTTCATTTATATTTCCGGATACCAGAACTCGTGTGGACTTCAAGACCTACACGCAGTTCAGTAATAACCAAACGATCCTAGAGGGCTTTGAGTTCGGTTTCCGTAACCCCATAGGAACAAATATAGGAGCATGGCTGGATGAATACCTAGGGGATGCTGCTCTAGTTAACACCCTACGCTTCCGTCTAGCTACTAGAGATAGTAAGATGCTACTTGGTTTTACCCCTATTGATGGGTACACACCCTTTGTTTCTGAGTACCTAAAGGGTTCCGAGACACTGGAGACTAAATCCGCGGCCCTACTGGACGGAGAAGAAGTACCAGTAAAGCAGTACAGCCCGGAGCGTGACGCTGGTGTAGTGTACCTGCACTCGGACGAGAACCCATTCGGTGGCTATGACCGTATAGCAAAGGATCTAAAGAACGCGAACCGTGACACGATCATGGTCCGTGCCTATGGATTACCCACGAAGTCAATGACTTCACTGCTGCCTAACTTTAGCCCTGAGGTGAATGTACTTAACGATACTCCAAATAAACATGGTATATCCTTTCCTGACAATGACTTACTGACTTGGTATCAGGTAGTTGACCCCGCATTTGCTAGGAACTATGTAGCCATATGGGCCGGAGTCTCTGAGGACGAAGAGATATTTATACGAAGGGAGTGGCCAGATAGGGACACCTACGGCGAGTGGGCATTGTTTGGGGATCCCAAATGGAGAAAGGGTCCAGCCTCGGAGAAGTTAGGCTACGATGTACAGAAGTACTGCGAACTGTTTGAGGAGATCGAGGACGAATTAGGTATAGAGGTCACGGAACGTATAGGTGACTCCAGATTCTTTGCTAAGGAGAACGAAAACAATGTGGATCTATTCACGGCTTTCTATGACTACGGTATGAACTTTACCCCATCGGATGGACAGCAAGAAGGTATAGGTAACACTAGCCTGGACGATTGGTTCTTTTATAATCCTAATTATGAGCTTGACGCTGCTAATCGACCACGATGCTATGTCCACGAGGACTGCGGCAACCTTATAGAGAGTATGATTAACTACAATGCATCCGGTAAAGCGGACGAAGCACTAAAGGACTTCTTTGACCTCATACGTTATCTACGTATGTCCAATGGTGGAATGGGTCCTGATTATTTTGCATCCTCTGATATGGGGATAACTAGAAGAAAACAAGGAGGATACTAATGAAAATAAAACTAACGGAGTTCGCTCAGTACCACGAAACGGATTTTAATGAAGCCCTAGATATTGTAAAAGAGAAACTACCAGAGGAGTACATCACGGGCAAGGGAAAGAACACTTGGCTAAGTGTAGAAGCCCAGGACATACTAGCTGATGGTATGTTAATTAACGAGATAATACCTAAGCACTACAAAGGCAAGGTGCTTTCCATATGTCCGAACCCTAGATTTAATATGGTTCACTTCGTAGAGATTGGAAAAAAAGTTCCGGTACTTATACCTAACCGCCTAAAAGGAAAGTTCCTCGGTAAGGTAATCTGCTTTGAGGTCATTGAATCAGAGACAGGAGTCAGCTACCGTTATGTCAAGGGCTAAAAAAACAAAACTGTTCTATGATAAGAACCGCGAGACAGGACAACTCGAGGATGAAAGCATTACTGTTGACTACAAATGGAATCAACAAAACAAGGATAGGTTAATAGTTTGGGAAACTTTTAAAAGATACGTAAAGCATGAGTCCAAGTTGCCAATGACTAATATGGAGTTATGTGATAAGATAGGTAGCTCTCGAACTCATCTAACAAATATGATTCAAATAATTAAAAATAGACTGCATGGAGAATAAAAATATTTCAGAGGCTCTTACTTATGTAAACGACGAGCCGGACATTAAGACACTTAGGTACGCTTATGAGCAAACCATTACTGAGCTGGAATCATATTTTGATCTATGCCGTAC